AAGGCCGGCAAGAAACGGAAGAAGTGATGGGAATGCGCCGCAATGACTCCCGGTGGTTCCGTGGCTGGCGAGCCGTCAAGCGGACGGAGCCGATCGCGTCCGTCGCCATGCGGTTTGGCATTCCGGTGGAGGAGTTGTCTGGCTGGCCGCAGCACAACTCCACTGGTCAAGGCGGGCGAATCGTTGTTTTGCGCAAGCTCCCATTCGCCAGCATGAGGCCGTGGCACTTGTCGTGTGGCACGATGTTCGAGGCCGCAATGATGATTCTCGGCCAGTCTCGCAAGGCATAGGCGACGCAGCACGGCCGCCTGAAAAATAGCCTGTCCGCTTTTGTCCTGTTTCCGCAACCATCAACATGTTAAGATGCGTTCTAACATGGGGGTTGTGGCATGGCACCAGAAGATTCGGACAACCGCGTGCAAGTCGTGAGCACGTTTACGATTCCAGAGTCTCTGTCGCGGAATCTCAAGTCGCTCGTCGCCTGGCTTGTCGGCAAGGACGCCTCGACGCCGCTTCTGTACCTTCTGGTGTTCGGCATGGCGTGGTTCGGTCGCTGGCTCGTGACCATCGGCATTCCGGTGCATATCGAGCAGATTCAACGTGGCTACCAGGAGCAAACCGAACGCTTCTTCGAGGAGCGCCAACGGGACCGCGAGGAGCGCGACCGCGAGCGGGCGTACTGGCGCGAATGGCGCGAGTCGCTGTTGAAGCACACGGACTTGCCGCTACTTGAACCGATTGGAGAGAAGTGATGCCAGTCACCGTCAAGTGTTCCGATATCAGGCTTTCCGAGTGCGATTGGGTCCAGCCGTCGGCTACGCCCAGCGCCCCGAAGCTGTTCGACCACGGACCTGAGTTGTCGCGGTTGCTCAATGCCACCGGGACGCGGGTTATCCTCGATGTGCCGGGGTACGTCTACTGTTCTCCGATCGCTGTTCCGACCGCAAGTTTCACGCTGGAGGGATCGTGTGCCGGGACCAGCGGCAGCACGACAGGATGTACGGTGCTCGGCAAGTTCGACGAGGCCCAAGCGAGCATTCTGACCATCGGCGATACCGGCAGCACGTCTACCGGGGTGCGGTTGGAGAATCTATTCTTCCGCGACAATAAGAAAACCGGCGGGGATTGCCTTCGCATCTACAGTGGCAACAACATCACCATCGACAACGTGCAGGTGGACGCCTTCGAGAACGCCTTGGCGGTCATCATGGCAGGCCGAATCGGTTCTCTGCGTATCCAGACGTTCGCCACGAAGCCGCTTGGAACGGGCGTCCTGATCGACAACCCGGATGGCTTTGAATCGTCGTGCGCTGGCTGGACGATAAGCGGGTTCTCCTGCATCGGCGGCAAGATCGCCTTGCACGTCAAGAAGTTGGTCCCGCGAACGCTTACCGTGTTTGGCGGGTTGGCCGAAAATCAAACCGTCTGTGGCCTGTACTTCGGAGACGGCCGAGCCACGGTTATCGGCTGGTATGGCGAGACCGCTCCGCAAACCAAGCGCGCACCCGCGATTGCGGCACTTCATGGCGCGTATGTAAAATGCCTTGGGTGCAGCGTTACCGGGGCTTACGAAGATGCCCCAAGCACGATTGACTTGTCGTGCGAGTCGAATGTCAACAGCCGCGTGGACTACGGCACGGCGACCGCTCCGGGGTCCATGTCCGTTTTGCCTGTGATGACGCGAGATTTGCCGGCTGGGTTTCCTTTGGGGTAGGTGATGGCCCTTTCCTCGGCAATCGAATGGGACGTTCGCGCGTCCGCCAATGACGCAAACGGTGGCGGGTTCAAGTCCGGCGCTACTGGCACGGATCGCTCTCTTTCCACTACGCCTCACGTCACGTTCGACGGGGCAACGATTACGGCGGCCAACGGTGGTATTTCCGACACGATTACTCTGTCCGGTTACACTGTCATCAACGGAGACGTTGGGAACATCCTCAACATTACCGCCGGTACGAACTTCACGACAGGCCGGTACGAAATCATCGCGGTCAATACCGGGGCTGGGACTTGGCAGCTTGACCGGAATTGCACGACTGGCGCTGGCTCTGCAATGGAAGGGCGCATGGGCGGCTCGCTGCTAACCAGCGCACCGGCCTTGGCTTCCGGCGGCGCGCTGGTTGACGGCAACACAATCTGGTTCAAGAACGGCCTCTCGGCAATCACGGCGACGATCAGCGTTGTCATTCAAGGGACAAACGCCCTGGGGATTAAGGTGCGCGGTTATGGAACGACTCACGGAGACGGGACGCCTTGCGCTTTGACGTGTGCCACGAACAGCGTGGCTTTCTTTACGCTCAACAACGCCGACTTCTACTTCTTCCGCGACTTCACGCTGACACACTCGGCAGCGACAAGAGGGCCGGGGTTTGTCAACGTAACGGCAGCTTCACAGCCGGTTCGGTTTCAGAACGTCAATTGCGACGGGTGTTCCATTGGGTTCGACGGAGGCACGAGTACGGCCACGACCATCGGCATTCATGCTATTGACTGCGATGCAATCAATTCCACGAGCCACGGATTTCGTCTAAGAACCGACTCGCACCTTGAAGCGTGCGTCTCGCGCAGCAACACTGGCGACGGAATAAACATCCCCAACAACGTCTCGGCGACGTACAACCTGACGAAGTGCTTGTCTTATGACAACTCGGCAAACGGAGTTCAGCTTGTAGCATCCGGGTCTGCCGTGGTCTTCAAGATGATCCATTGCACGCTGGCATTCAATGGTGTTGACGGCCTTGAAATCGGCGCGAACACGTCAACGTACACGGTCGCCATTGAAGGAAATATCGTGTACGGCAACACGACCGAATCCATCGACGTGAACGACACCCAGGCGGAAATGGACGCGGTTAAGGTGTTCTTCGACTACAATTTCTACGACGACGCGCCGACCGGCATTACAGCTGGGCCGAACGACGTAACGCTTTCAGCCGACCCGTTCACCGATTCCGGCGGACTTGACTTCACACTGAACAACACGGCCGGCGGCGGTGCCGATTGCCGCAATGCGACGCTCGGCAACTTCGATGCAGGGGCCTTGCAGCACGCGGATAGTGGCTCATCCGGCGGTTTCGTAGTGGGAGGGTAATACTTTGGCCGACGACGTAACCTACACCTCAACCGACCCGGCTGGCGTACCAGACGGCACGAAGCAGGCCACGGATGAGCACGCGACGCGCGGCCACATGCCGATTGTGAAGCTCGGCTATTCCGCCAACGGCGACGCTACACACGTATCCGCCGACGCCGATGGGTTGTTGGTCAATCTCGGCTCAAACAACGACGTAACTGCATCGCAGACCGGCACGTGGAACATCGGCACGGTCACGACGGTTTCCGCAGTCACAGCAATCAGCACCGCCCTGCCGGCCGGCACAAACGCCATCGGCAAACTGGCGGCGAACAGCGGCGTTGACATTGGCGACGTGGACGTAACCAGCGTGACGCCTGGAACCGCCGCCTCGTCGCTTGGCAAAGCCGAAGATGCCGGCCACTCCAGCGCAGACGTTGGCGTTTGCGTGCTAGCTGTTCGGCGAGACTCTGCGGCAGTTGGTTCCGATACCGACGGCGACTACTCGACGCTCAACGTGGACGCAAGCGGGCGGCTTTGGGTGAACGTCGGCAACACCGTGACCGTCGGCTCTCACGCCGTCACGAATGCCGGGACGTTTGCCGTCCAGGTGGACGGATCGGCCCTGACTGCCTTGCAACTCATCGACGACGTTATCTTCACCGATGACGGCGGATTCACGCCAGGGACGAGCAAGGTCGCGGTCATCGGCTTGCAGGCCGACGAGTCATCCACGGACAGCGTTGACGAAGGAGACGCCGGCGCTCCGCGCATGACGCTGGACCGCAAGCAAATCGTCGCGCCACAACCGCACACCCAGGGTGGATTGTCGATCTTCCGGTCGCTCGACTTGGACGAGACCGAGGAAGACATAAAGACATCCGCCGGACAGCTTTACGGTTGGTACATCTTCAATGCCGCGACCTCCGTGCGGTACGTGAAGTTCTACAACGCCACCGCCGCCAGCGTGACGGTCGGATCGACAACGCCGGTTCTGACCATCCCGATTCCTGCGGCGACAAGCGGCGGCGTCGGGATGGTGTTCAGCGTTCCTGGCGTCCACGGCATCGCGTTTGATACGGCGATTAGCGCCGCCGCAACGACCGGACTGGCGGACAACGATACCGGCGCACCCAGCGCAAATGACGTGGTAATCAACGCCCTCTACAAGTAGCCGATTCGTGTCGCCATGATGATGCTCCTTCTCCAATGGGCGTTCACCGGCAGCACGCCGGCACCTGCGCCGACCACCACGGATACCGTCTACTCCCGCGTGCCTGACGTATCTGGGACGTATGGCCGCGTGGACGGGGCGGAAGGCGTCTACTCGCGGCAGAGCGAAGCGCAGAGCACGTATTCGCGGCCGTGACATGTGGAGAATTGCGATGCCAATCGTTCGTGAATTACCAGACGGCATTCCCCTCTGTATTGGCGCTCATGCGTCTGTTTCAGAAGGTGCTTCCGCTATGGAACTCGTGTCTTACGTCGCTGGCGAAGCGTGGTCCGATCATCCTGCTTGCGCGTGCCCGGTCATTTCCGAGTTCGTTAGAATTTCCAATGACTGTATGCCAGACGAACACGCGAGGACAAGTCTACTTACTCCGCTTATTGAAAAGATCGTTGACACGAAGGCATCTGCCAAAGTCGAATTCGCGCGCGCGATGATATTCATTGACTGGGCGTGCAGACATTACTTGCCAGCAACCCTTGAGGCCACACGCGAATTGGCGATGTACGCAACACAACTTCGTCAAATCAACGAGATCGGGAGCCTCACGCCAGATTTTGATCGCGCCATTTCTATCGTCGTGGAGGCGACAGAAATAGCGAATACATTGTGGACGGACAGCAGGTGGAGGCTTTGGTGGCAGTCGGATGACGCAAAGTGGTGGAGAGAACGTGCTGCCGCGAGAACTGATCGGTGGGTGTGGGCATTGGGCATAAAACTTTCGCCAGTCCACGAAGCTGGCTGGCGAGCAGTTTGGCATTTGTCTTTCGAGGCTTGCGAAGGGGCGCGCGAAGCCGGAAGCAATGCCATCTTATGGTCCGCGTCATCTAATGACGTGGACGTAATTGAGCGAATGATAGCCGTCAAGTGACATTACTTGGCCGCTTCCTTCTTCGCCCGCTCTTTGTACCGCTTAGATAGCGCGGACAGAGCCGCCTTGAGCTTGATCGCTTCGGCGCGTTGTTCCGGCGAGAGTTGCTCAAGTTCGGCCTTGGTGAAGTTCACTTCCACCCGTTCGGCCGCGCCCAGGTCTTTGAGTAGTTCCTTGGCCGTTTTGCCAGCGGCAATACCAAGGGCCTTATCCATGTCTACGTCGGTAACGCGGACGCCTGAGAGCAAGTTCGCCGCTTGTGCTGCCGGTCCCTTGCGACCACCGATGAGCGTGGAATCCAAAGCGGTTCGCAACGTCGAGAGGTAGCGGCTCGTCGGTAGCGCATTGAGCAATTGATCCGCCGCGTTGGCGTCCCAAAGCGGCTCCTTGTTACCAGTGAGTTGCGCCGCCAATCGGCCGGTCGTGCTATCGAGTTCGTCAAGGTTGCGGCCTTGAAATAGACTGCGGCCAGTGGCGGTTTCGACGCCGAGTTTCAATAGAGGGTCGGTCTGCGCCAGCGCCGCACGGGCGACGTTCTCCAGCGTGCCGCGTCCCGTAGTCGCCATCGGCACAAGCCGGTTCAGTGTCTCAAACGGCAAGTCGAACTGCGATAGAAACCGTTGCGTGCCGTCTTGCTCTTGGCCGATTGGAATGCCCAATGAGCCGGCCAATTGCGGCGGCGTGAAGCCTTGTTCCTGGCCCAGCGTGTTGAACGCGCGAAGCGCCTGCGTCTGCGGACCACCGGGACGCTCGGCGAACTGCTTGATGACCCAAGGGGTCATTCTGCGAGTGAACGTGAAGAACGGAATCCATCGTGCCATCACGTTTCGCTCGAACCGCGATAGCTTCGTGTAATCGACGTGTGACGCCTTGGCCATGTTGGCGGCTTCCTCAATCGTCGCGCCGCGCTTGAGTTGGCCAAGGATAGTTGCCGTTCGGCCAGTCTGTTCGATCAGGTTGCTCGCTTCCATGCCGGCGGCAGTGAGTTTGAATTCCTCAACCTTGAGCGGATTCAGCGTGCCCGACTTGAGCTTGCCGGCTACTGTTCCTGGTGTAACAGGTTTGTTGCCAAGGATGCGGTCGGTGATGCCGCGCTCCAGCGTCTTACCCCAATCCGTCGCCTGCTCGACGCCGCGTACCATGACCGGCTCGATGGCCTCGGAAATCTTCTCCGCGCCACCATGCAAGTCGCCGTGCGCCGAAATGGCGTTGACGAATTCCTCGATGGTGTTGTAGCCGTACTTCTTCGGGTCGATCTTGCCGACCTTGCCGCGCACGAGGTTGTAGGCATCCTTCCATCGCTCGCGGAATCCCGATGGTCCGTTGACGATGAAATCCTGAAAGCCAAGGTTCATCAAGTTCCGCCCGTGAAACGCCGGGAACGGGAACGTGACGTGCGCCTTGAACAACTGCCGCGCCCACCTGTGCCAGTCAGTGATTGACCCCTTTTCAACCTCGTCGAACGGCACGTGCGCCAAACGCTTCGCCTGCTCGGCGACGTGCGACGGGACGTATACGTTCTTCATCAACAGCAACCCGTCGTTCGGAATCGGATTGGCCGACGCAACCGCATCCAGCATTCGCTGTGCTTCCGCCAGGTCGCCTTCGCCGAACTTCTTGCCACGCTTCCACGCCGCCACGTCCTTCAAAACAGCTTCGTAGCCCTCGCGGTCCAAGTCCCCCGACGCAACGGCAAACGCGGCCTTATCTTCGATCTCCTTGGCGAGTTTGTCCCGTGCGCCACGCCAGATGCCAACCGCACTCGTCGGCGGAAGCCCCGCCTTCTCCAAAGCAAGAATCTCATCCACGATGGCTTTGTTAGCGCGTTCCTCCAAGGAAGCAATACGCTGTGCGCCTTCCGCGCCAGTCATCCGTCCGGCGGCGACTTGCTGCTCAATGCCGGTCTTTCGCTTGGCGAGTTCGGCTTGGATGCGCTGCGTGACCGCATGACGCTGCTGCACGCGCAGTTCGTTTGCCATTGCCACGTCGCTTCTCATGCCACTCGTAGCAACCGCGTTGGGTCCGGCGATGTTCTGAAATTGCTGCTCGTTGAGGATGCCGTGCTTCTTGAGTTCGCCAGCCGCGTAGCGGTAAGCGCCAGACAGGCTCGTGGCGTCCTTGCCGCCGCCGGCATTTCGGATCGCGTCGGCCAGCGGAACCATGTCCCGTGGTTGATCGGTGCGAATCTGCGCGTTTTCAAGCTGGTACTCCATCGCCCGCTTGTAGCCCTTCTGGAGACGCATCTGCCGCATCGCGTCGGCTTCTTCATCTACGATGGGGTGGTTGCCGAAGAATCTTCGTGGTTCGCCGTTGGGGCCAAGTTCAAACGATTCCGGCACCGCTTCCTTGTTGCGGCGGATCAAATCCTCAAACACGTCCCGCTCGTAGCGCAGCGCGTCGTTCTCGGCTTTGGCCACTTCCGCACGGCCAATCATTTCCGTGAGTTCCGATAGGTCGTTGGCCTGGCCAACCTGCGCGGCGAATCCGGGGTCCGGGTCGCCGTCGGCAATGTGCTTCTGTACCCGCTTGAGCATGGCGCGATAGCCTGGAACCGCGTCGGCACGGGCGCGCAAGGCGGCAATCTCAGCAAGTTCCTTGTCCGTCAAATACTGCGACTCGCCTTTGACGAAGTATCCTCTCGCTCGATAGTCGGCCTGCATGTTGGCCAGTTCTCGCTTGGCCGCCTCGGCGTCATTTAGCACCGCCTGCCATTCGTTGGCCTTTTGCTCCAAGCGAGAGGCTTCTTCAAGCGTGGCCTCAACCGTCCGCTCGTGCTTAGTCGCCTCTTTGGCGAGTCGTTCGTTCAACCTCCGCCGCGTCGTTGCGCCTTCGGCGCGGGCGGCAAGCGTTTCGGTTTTGCCGGATTCCTTGACGGCTTTCTTCAATGCCAACTCCGACAGCCTACGGTCAATCCGCTCCCGCTGTCTGGCGGCGTAGTTGCCTTTACGAACCCGCTGCTGAACTTGATTCAGCCGCTCCACCTCTTCCGGCGTGAGCCGGTCGGCGTCAAAAAACTCCTCGCGCGAACGGTCGAAGATGTCTCGTGAATCAAGTCGTGCTTTGGCGGCAAGATACTCTTCACGGGCCTTCGTCGCGTCGCCGATCTGCAACTCCAAGGCAACCTGCCGCTCCTGCCACGTCGGGTTCGTCACGCCGGGAATCAACTCGCCCGGATCGGCGCTTTCGCGTAGCCGCTTGGCCTGTTCACGCAAGCCGGGAAGCATCGCCTCGGCGGCAAGATTGTTCGTCTCGCGGTCGATCAGGTCGCCCGCCGTACCGTGGCGGCGAATGGCCTCGTCCACCACCTGCCGCAAGACGGCCTTGTTCTCGCGTGCCGGCGGGGCCACCGTGCGGCTTGGACCGCCAGCATGAGAAAAAGCTTCTTCCGCGTTCTTTGCGACGACCGACCTATCTGCGATTTCGCGCGGCAAAAATAACTCGACATCCGGCCTACGCGACCAACGATTGACAGCCTCTTGGCCGAATTTCTTGATTGATTCAAGTTCAGATGGCGATACGTCTACATACCGAATGACTGCGCCTTCTCCTGAGTCGTCCAAGTACCACTGCAAATTCTCTTTGTCTGGCGTAAACCATCTTCCAGATACGTCTCGCATTGCCGTGTAATCGTCGCTGGCCGTAAACCATTCAGGATGCGGCGCGACCTTTCCTCCCTCACCGCGAAACAGCCTAATAGTGCGAGGGCTGCCTTCGGCGTCCAAGATGCCCTGTGCCTGCCAATCGGTCATCGGGCTATCGGCCGCTTCGTGCAGTACCTTAATTCGGTCGGAGTATTCCTCCCACGTAATCTTGCCAGCGTTCACGTCGTCGTCGAGTTGGTTGATCTTGGCGATGATCTGGTCCTGGTCGATGGTCTCCAAGCCAAGGGCCTGAACCTGCTGGCGAATCGCGTCATCGACCGGCTTGGCCAATTCCTCATGGGCCAGCAAGTCCACGTCGATACCTTGGGCCATGTCGTGCAATTCAGGATCGCCAATCACGCGGTCAATTACCGTGCGATCGGCGTCGATCTTACGGGCCTTTTCGCTCTTGGCGGCCGTGTACCCAGGATGCGTGGACGAACGATGCGCAAACGCCCGATCAGGCGACCTGAATTCGTCGCTCGCCTTCGACAAGCCAAGCCGCACCCGTTCGTCAAAGTCGGCTTTGGATCGGATGTTCTTTCTGGCCAGTAACTCCTTGGCCGCTTCCCGTCGCTTGAGCCAGTCTTCGGTGGCCTCGTCGGCTTTCTGTGGGACATTGAAGCCAACGCTCTGTTCCGGCGTCAGGCGGCCTCGTGGGGCCTCTGGCGAGCGATTAACCTGCTCCAGCAGGTCCGCCATCTCGTCATGCGATAGGCCAGTCCGGTTGGCGAGGTTCGCCATTTCGTAGCCAGCGATCTCCGTCTCGGGTACGGCACGCTCCAAGTCCTCGTTCAGCCGGCGGGCGGCTTCTTGTGCCCCACCGCCAGTCACGTCGTTTGTCGAGTAGTCGAACAGCTTTGAGAAGTAGCGGGCCGGCGCGGTTTGCGAGATTCGTCCGCCAAGCCGGTCCAGCAATGCCGCGCGGCGGCCAGCGCCGGGCAGGTCGAACGTGAATGCGTTCTCGCGGAACGGCAAGCCCACGCCGAGCGACCGCTGCATCGGCTCGTCCATCAACTCGGACAGCACCTTGCCACGCTTCGTGGCGGCACGCTCGGCGGCTCTCATCGTGGCTTCGTCGGCACCTTCAAGCACCTTGCCAAGCGTCTGCCGTCTGGCAACGCGCTTGCCGAGTTCCAATTCCGCCCGTCCGCCAGCGCTCTCAGCCAACTTGAACGTGGAGCGCTTCGGAAACTTGCCAACCGCCTTGGCAACAGAACCGGCAACCGTTCGGCCGGGGCCTAGGAACAGTGCCGGCGGGTCGGTTCCTATTTCTGTGGCGTACCCAAGTACGTCGCCAAAGTCCAAGCCTTCCGTGTTCGGATCGAGGATGCCGTGCCGTTCAAGCAACTGTCGGCCGCTGACCCGCTTCTCCGTGTCGAAGATAGCCGGAAACGGGTTGTCGCCAGCCAACAGCGTGCGGGTGAACGCTCCAGGAGTGTCAAGCAGGTTGAATAAACCGCTCAGCAGACTGCCGCCCGTGTCGGCTAGTTGCGAGAAAAGCGAATCTTCTTCGGCCTTGGAGAGTTTGGGCTTCTTGCGGCGCGGAGAATCGTCGTCAAGAAGCGATGTCAACGAGTCGTATGTAAGCATGTCGGTTCACCTGCTGGCTATTCCGGCACGCCGAAAATCAAATCTCCCAAGCCGGGGATTCCCATGCCCCAGGTGCGGCCGAACGTCGTTTGATTGGCAGGCAATCCATAAATCTTGCGAACGCGGTTGTGCAACGCCGGAATCTCGTCGTTGAACACGTTCGTCGTTGACGACAATAGTTCTTCCATGTCACGACCGGGATAACGCGCCTTAACCCACGCCTCAAAGGCGTCCTTGTTCTCGCGAATGTCGTCAAGAGGAATGCTGCGAAGCACGTCCGTAAACGATTTTCGTGCATCGCCTTTTCCCTGGGACGCTTCATCCCAACGCTCGCGCAAAACCTCCGGCACTTTGTCAATCAGCGTCGGAATGTTCGGATTCATATTGCCACTGGACAGCGACCTAATTGCGTCGATTCGCTGGCGAAGCGTCATCTTATTGTCATCCTTGAGGAATGACGACAGCAACGCCGTGGTGATCGCTTCTTCTCGTCGCTGCTCTGGAGTCTGCCGGCCAGCCTTCTCGGCTTCGATTTGCTTGTCGGCAATACCGAGCCGTGTCCGGTTTTCTTCGGCAGCACGAGCGTTAATTCCGCTCTGCTCGACGCCTGCAAGCAAGGCCGATTGATCCCGATTCAGCTTGTTTTCGCCACCCTGAAAATTCAATTGTGCTCCGAATCGCCGCTCGGACGCTTCGCGGTCGGCCCGCGTCTCTCCTCGGTTAAGCTCCGCTTCGCGCTGTGCCGCCATCAACTTAGACGCCAACTGTTCGCCGGCCGCTTGCCGGTCGGCTTGTTGCTCTCTGGCCTGCATCTGCGATTGCATAAGAGCAACCGCCAAGCGCGGATTACTCCGCATCAACGAACTTAGCATCGCGTCCTGTTGGGGAGGAGCGCTGGCCAATCGCTGCTGACGCGCCACGTCCATCGCGTCGGCTTCGTTGGCCGCACGCTGGACCAGCGCCGCCTCGTAAGCGGCTTTCTTCGCCATGTCGATTCCAGTTACGCCCTCGATACTTCGTGGGATGCGAGCACGAGCCTCTTGTTTCTTGGCGACACCCTGCTCGTAAGCCTTGATGCCGGCCTCGCGGAGTGCTTCATTGGCCGCTTGGGCTTCGCGCATGTTGGCGCGTTCGATCTGCGCACGGGTCGCCGGTGCGTGGACGGCCTGCCCTTGGTTGCTGAACGGCGTCCCAATCGGGAACGGGTCCGGCGCACCAAGCAGATTGGCCGCTTCCAGCATTTGCTCCTCGCCCATCATGCCACGCTCTTTACGCGCGGCTTGGACGAGTTGATTGAAAATGTCCTGCCGCGATGGAGCCGACTCAGGCAGGGAAAACACGATAGCCATGCGTCACCCCACAAGGGACATGAGACTCGTTTGACGGTTGAGCGCGTTGAGCCGCGCTTGCTGCTGGGCCTCGGCGAGCCGCGCCAGCAAGTTGCCGGCTTGCAACGATTCGTTCTCGCGGGCCACCTGACCAAGAAACAAGTTCCGCTGATTTGCCATCGCATCCTCGAACGGAATCTGCGCCCGTGCCGTGGCCCCCTGAATCTGCGCATCGGCGGCAAACGGCAACGCCGCCGCCATGTGCGCGTCGCTGCGGCTGATTCCAGGTCGGTCAAACATCTTCATCAAGTACGGCAGGTTCGACGCTTGATCCGCTTGTGCCTGCGCAGTGTTCGATGCCACTGTCGTCATCCACTCCGGGTAAATCTCCGACGGCGTAATGCTCGATTGGAAACTGCCCATCACGGACGGACTCATGCCATACGAACCCGACAAGCCGCCACCAAAGCTGTCACCTGAGTACGATCCGAGTGTCGGGAAAGTCGTCGATGCCCGACCGACCGTGCCGGGAATGTCACCGCCACCGTTCGACGGCCGCACGGCACCACCGCCACGCGGAACCGATCTGGTAGCGTAGTTGCCAGCGTCCTGAACATTGCGCGGCTGCTGCGTTACCAGCGTCGCGTAGTTGGGATCATACGTCCCCGGTCCACCACCGATTCGCGGCGTGTTGTAAACGAACTGCCCTTGCGTCTTGTCGCCCTGGGCGTAGGGCGTGCTGCCCATGAAGCCCTGTGCGCGCAGCGCGTTCGTGACATTGTTGCCTTGGGCCTGGAGCGCCGGTAGTCGCGTGCCGAGCATGTTAGCCCACCAACCCCATCAGGGCGTTTTGGATGATCGAATCTTCCGCTGTCTGGCCACCCAATTGCGCCTCGTAGAGACGCGCCAAGAGATTGCCAAAGCCAATCCCTGCATCGCTGCGTGCCCGCTGCTGGGCGAGAGCCATCTGCGCCTGCTGAAACGCCGCGTTGCGGGCGAAGTCGAGACCGGCCGTGCCAAGCCCCTGGTTCATGGCGTCGGAGTATTGCTGGCTGATCGCGCTCTGCGCCTGCGGGGTTGCCATGACTCCGGGGACTGAATTGAACCCGAAGTTCGCCATGCCGCCGCTGATCGCCGAGTTCGGAATCGTGCCTGCGGTAATGCCGGTTGAGTAGTTACCCATGATCCCGCCACCACCAGCGTTCGGCGGTGGCGTTCCGGCCGCGCCGCCAGTTGTGGCGTAGGTGTGCTGTCCCGGTGTCATGCCAGCCGGGCGTTTGTAGACTTCACTTCCAACCGGCCGCCCGCTGCCTGGGTTCGCCATCAACGCTTGGCGTTGGGCGTCTTTCTGCTGCTGGTTGCGGAAGCCAATCACATCGCCAAGCGGACGGATGCCGCTCGACGTTGACACGACCGGGTTGGACGGATCAAAGATGCCGCCCGCCGGGCCATAGCCAATAGCGTGACCGGGGATGTTCGTAACTTGCGTTCCGTAAAGAGGCATGACTACCTCCCGAAGAATCGGCGAAAGTTGACCGGCTTGAGTTCTGCGCTCATGCCGTAGTCCGTGGTAAGGCCAGTCATCGGCGCGCCGCCGACGAGGTTCATCAATCGACTTGCAAGGTTGTCAACCGTCTTGTTGCGGTCGCGTGCAATCGCACGGCTTGTGTCCGCTTCGTATCTTCGTGCCCGTTCGTCCGCCTTGGCGGGAGCCATCATCGCCGCCGCCATCTGCAATTGGCCATACGGCCCTTCCGCTGAATTAAACAATCCGGCAAGGCCAGACGTGGTGTTTGGTCCTGCAAGTTGCTTGGCGACAAGCTGCTCCCAAATGCTCGGCGTCCGACGCTGCTGCTGTGGACCGAATGGTCCCCAAGGATTACCGCCAGCGCCGGTAATCTGCGCGATCTTGGCGTTGGTCTTGGCATCGCCAATTGCAATTCCGCGTTCACGCAATCTGTCCGCCGGTGTCGGGACGGCCTTGGCTTGCTGTTGGCCTTGTGCCGGCGCTCCCCACCATTCACGAATGTCGCGCATCACGCCGCCCGTGTCGGGAGCCATGACTGGAAACATCGCGGCGGCTTCGTCGCTTGGTCCAATTCCCGGCTGAACTCCGCCGAACAGGCTTTGCCAAAAGCCCGGCTGTTGCTGCGGCCAATCAAATGTCATCGGCATGGCGAATCTCCTTTGTACCAATCTTATAGGATTCGCTGAATAAAAACCACGACGCGGCCAGGAGTTCGGTTCACCGACGGCGTGCCAATCGTCAAGCCGCCGGCAATGTCTGAATTGCTGACCGTGTGCGTGTGCGGGTTCGTGCTGGTGAGCGACGAAAAGCACGCATCGTGGGTATCGGCCGGGTCGCCGGTGGTGCTCGTGAACGTCGATCCAAAGGTAAGCGTATGCCCGCTCGACGTGGCCGTGCCGCTGCCGCTAATCGTCGCCGTCAATGCCGCCGCAATTGCAGCGCCAGCCGTTCCAAATGTCGGGTCGCCGGACAGCCAACCATACGGCACCCGTCCAGTCAGGTCCACCGTTCCCAATGAGCCGTCGCACTCGTGCCATCCTGTCGGAATGGCGTTCTCGTCGTCGATCGTTTTGATTTCGCCAAGGATGGTGGACAGCGAGTAATCCAGACCAATCGCCACCCCGTTCTGGTCAAGCCCGAACTTGACCATGCCGCCTGAGTAAACTGCTGGATCGAAGTCCGTTCCGTTGCGCGGCAGGTACACCCGCACCGTCCGTCCCTGAGTGTCGAGCGTGCCGCTCCTGTCCGTGCAAAGCGTGCAATCAACGTAACTGTCGTCGCCGGCTACGTTCGTCCAATTGGCTGTTGCCTTGGCCCAAAGAAACCCGCCGCCTTTCTGGATGCCCTTGAACCACACCGGGCCGTCGAAGATTGCTGCCCAGCCGTTCGGTAGGCTTCCGTTGGAGTCCGGCAGGGTTAGCCCATCCGACCCGTTGATGTAACCGTTGGAGACTTCCAGCACGCCGTCCGTTGCGCCTGCGGCACGCCCGCCAACTAGCTGGAGTTGCCCGTTGTGCCGGAGCGCCGCCGTGCAATTGCCGAGAAGGAACCGCAACGCATCGACCAATTGATCGACCGTCTTGGCTTCTTCAAGCATTCCCACCTGTTCGGTGAACATCATCCGACCCCGTGGGCTTCCGCCTCAAGAACCTCAATCTGGTCCGCCCCTTGGATGCCACGAAGCTCCCACGCAATCCAGCGGTTGTGATCGGTGTACGGGTCAAGCCGGCCTTCCTCGATGCGAAGAAGCTTCGTTCCGGGATCATCCCCCAATGCCGTGCGGGACCGCTTGATATTGATGGTGTGATCCGCCGAACTTGGGGATGTCTCAACGCCAGTCCCAGGAGCGACGGCAATCTGGTTCGACGATGCGCTTGTGGCGTGGTCGCGGAACACGCGGACGTTGATGTACGCCTCGTTCGTCGTCGGTTGATACGTGACGCGCAGGCCACGGGTAATTGCTTCTTCGGCTTTCTCCACGTCCATCGAATCTGGAAACGGCATCAAGCCTGTCTTTAGGTTCCACGCAATGCCGCCGATGATGAACTTGTCTCCCGACGCCACGGCGGTTGATAGCGCCGGCGTGAAGGTGATCGTCGAGCCGTTGTTGGCAGTGATGCGTCGAACCAGGCCGCGATTCGATCCCGTAACGAACGCAATCGAGCAATTGATGCTAGAACCAAGACTCGATCCCGTCGCCGTCGTTGTAGTGCCGCCGGTCGCCGTGTGCGAGGCCGCTGACGTAACCCCATCGGTCGTTCCTTCCGCCGCCAGGTAAAGTTGCTCGTTCTGCCCGCCACGGACACAACGGTATCTACCGGAGATAAGAGCCAAGCACCCGCCCGAAAGCTCGTGGACGTAGCTCTCCGTCCACCAGTCCTTAGTCCGTAGATGATAGCAAATCGCCCGGTTCGGCTTCGTGTAATTCGCGTCCGAGAAGTTCACGAACCACCGGATGACCTCTTCTTCGGGATTGACCTCGCACCACCACCATCGGCTCTTGGTCCAGTCCAAGTCCCCTTCGCGGAACAAGTCCTGAATCGGTGGCGACAACGGCCCCCAGCCGCCGCCAATGTCATATTGCCACGCCCCGAAGTTGTCGAGCGCGTACAGGCTTCCCTCGTATTGCTTCCAACAACGCTGGTTGATACACCCCCGCGAAGCCACAAGGGTTGAGTTGGCTTGCACCTGCGGTTGCTTGGCCCACGTCACGCGATACAGGTGCTTCACCTGATAGACGTAACACGCCGCCCCGTAAGGCGCAATCGCCGTGTTGCTGTCCGGGTCCGCCGTGTTGTCCTGAACAATCGTGTTGTCGGTCGCATAAACCGACTCCGATTCGTCTGGATACGACCAGTAGAGCTTGGCGTTCTCCGTTGGGTGCGGGATGATCGAATAGTTCTGCGATGCGCTGGTAGCCGCTGCGAGTTCAAGGCTTAGGCTCGTGGCGCTGGCGACCGCCGTGATCTTGTAGGTCCGGCTCTCATCCTCGGCGGCGAGATACCGACCTACCATGTCGCTCGTCCAAGAGGTTCCCGAACCTGTCACCGTCCGCGTTCCGTTCGTGGTGATCGTGCCTACGGTGTACTCCATCACGACCGAGTAAACCGCACGGTCTTGAAACAGTTGGACGACGCTCATCCAATTGGGCGGAACACCTTGCCGTCTGGCATTCGGCGAACCGTCTGGATTGAGAATCGGCAACTTGTGGCTTTGAGAGAACGATGTATCCGTAAACACCGTGTCAGCCAATGCTTCCGCTTCGCCGACAAGTTGCCACGTCCCGCCCGATGATTCGTCGGCCGAATAGGCAACGTCCGTATCGAACGTGGTTTTCGTGACGGCGGTAATCTGGTGCGTCGTGTTGTAACCACCGACCGACGATACCGCGACGAGGATTCTCGCCCCGACGCCAAGGTTGTGCCCTGCCGCCAAGGTGAACCGGCACTTCGGCGACCCGCCGCCGTCCGACGCGATGCTCGTCCACGAACCGTTGTGGCCAACCGAATACACTCGCTGCGTCGCCGTGCCGCTGCCAGTCGAAACGTATCCGGCGCTGGTAACAAACGTGTCGTCGTCGATTACCAGAATGACGTACTGCTCGCCAGTGTAGCCCGTGACGTTGGTTGTCATCCAATCGCCAACCTGATAGCCGTGCCCCGTCGCCGAGAACTGCGCATAGCCATTCAGGTTGGCTGTGGCCGAAATCGAAGCGGTGAACCCCGTAAGGTACGTCTGGTAAAGCGTGATCTGCTGTCCAGCCGTGGAGCGAAAGAACTCCACGCGGTCCACCCGCGACATGCCGGTTTGAAGATTGTTCGACGTGTACGTGACGCCCGTAGTCGCTCCAGATGCCGTGCTCGCAAGCGGAGACAACGCCGAGTACACCCAGGTATTTCCAGACGTATCGACGAACCGATAGCCCGTGTAATACGTGTAGGTCGTGCCGCCGGATGAATCGGTCAGCGTCGGGGCGGCCGTGGGAGGGTCAATCCCAAGCGGCACCATCGCCGTGGCCATGCCATCCCAAACCAAACCGCGAGACATGCCATCGACGTAAATCGCGTTGGACAAACGGTCCTGCGCGACACACGCCGGGTAGTTGGGGTTTCTGCCCGTCGAGAGTGTTTTGGTTGAAAGAGTCATCTACGACGGCGTTTTTCCATGATGCACGTCACCATTCCCATCGAACCAGATAACCCCGCCATTCACTGGATGCCGGTAGCAAAACACGCCAAGCACCTGATGGCTGTCGCTTGATCCCTGCGGGTCCGCAAACGTCACCGCCCGCATTCCCCTGCGTCCCGTTCCCTGCTTGGCAATCACGCTCGTCATGTTGTCCTGCTCGACAACCGGCGCATCGTGGACGTTGGCGTTGCTGAATACGCCAGAGAACGGCACTTTCTTCTTGGGGGTTCTGGCCATACCGTCAGTCCGTCGAAATCTCGTTGCGATCCGATTGGGTCAGCGCCGCATGGTACGGCACGAAAATCGGTGCGGTGATGTTCTGCGTACACTTGAGCTTACTGTTGTTCTCCATAACCCTAGTTCGTGCGCTCTTGTAAATCCCGATGCACACACCAAGCCGCTCGCTGCGGCGAATGGTCGCTAACTGCAATTCTGCCGAGGCCACCAGCAACTCGTACAAATCTTCGTCCACGTCCAACGGGTCGGAAATCGTGTACTTCACGCCGCTGTACGCCGCATTGGCCGCCGAATCAACGGTAATCGACGTGGCCGACGAGTAGGCCGTGATGATCTTCTGCTCAACCCAAGGGTACAGGTCGCCTTGTCCAGTAGGGTAATTCGTGGCGTCACCGATGCGCAGCACACTGCCAACCATGTCCTCGGTGAACGCGGTGCTCGTTCCCGTTACCGTCGTCCCGCCGTCCGACATGGCAATCGTGCCGGCACGGCTGTTCGTTTCGTAGCCGGTCAATCGAATCGGGCGCGGTCGCCCTTGGTAGGTGAAGTCCAGCGTTTGGCCGGTCGTCGGATAGCCGTGTACGTTCAGGTTCCATTGCGAGTACGAATCCTGACTCGGCATGACCGTCCAAAACCACGTGTCGGTTTGCGTCGGAAACAACCGCTCAATCGTCAGCCAATCCTTCGGGCCGACGTACTGCGCCGTCCGCATGTTCTCGTCCGTCGGCTCCCACGAACCGCGGAAATCTCCCGGCATGGGATACGCCGTGCGAATGAGCGTGTAACTCGTTCCAGCCGCCACGTCCGCCCCAGGGTTGAGAACCGGATCAAGCGTGATGACTGAGCTGCTTACTCGCGTGGCAACCGTACTCACAACATCGCCGATGAGCAACTTGCCGAACTTCGCCCACGTCGGCCACGTCCCAGAGGCCAAGGTAACTTCGCGTTCGTTGGTTCCGCCTGTGTGGTCATACGTGATCGTGCCAGTTTCGTATGGCTCTTGCAGGTAAACCCGACAGCCGCGACGGTAGAAGTGCCAATCCGCTTCGGTGGCGAACTTCTGGTAGGCGCGAAAGCACGCCATACGCACGTCGCGCTGTTCGGGCATAGTCGCCCCGCCTCCCGTGCTGATGCACAGGTAATCCACCAAGTCTCCGAACGTCGATAGAAATGGCGTAGGCATGGCTATCCCATCGTCTGCAATTCGTCGTATATCGCGGCGGCGATCTTGGCGTAGCCAATCTCCGTCGTGTGCTGGTCGTCGGAGTTGTAATCAGGCGTCCCGCCGGAACCGTCCAGCATGTCCCACTTGTTCAGCGGGAACGAATCTGCTCCGGTTCGTGCCGATGTTTTCCCAAGCAACTGCATCAAGTCGATGTACCGATGACCGTGTGTTGATGCGACCGTTTTCATCTTGGCGTTGAACGCATCGACCAACTGCATCCCATGATCCGCGTCGTCGCCAACCCATTGGGTCGCGTTGCTGTACGGTCCAAGCCCAAGCCAGATGCACTTGATGCCAGCAGTCAGCAACTCGTCTGCCCAGCCGTCGATGTACCCTTCGTAGGTCGCTGCGCTTACCGCTGCACCGTCTCGGCAGTCGTTTCCGCCAACGAGGATAATCACGCACTTCGGTCGCCGGCTTACCGTGTCCGCCGTGAACCGCGTTCGCGCAGACCCGCTCTCAAATTCATCGCCGTGAATGCCAAACTTCATCACCCGCAAGCCAGTCAAGGCCGCGAGTTTCCCCGGCCAACTTGCCGAGTACGTGCTACCGTGAGTGGCAGCCGTCGTAGCGACGCAATATCCGCTGTCTCCGTCCGTTCCAGCACCAATCGTTCCAGAACACCACGAATCGCCAAACGCGACGATGCTCGGAGCGTAGTCGTAAAACAACACCGGAATCCCACCGCCGGCAATCTGGCCGGTCGTCTCGGCAGGCCAATCAACAGCCGACGTTGTGTCAATCGCCGTGTCCGACCGATGCCGTCCGTTGCAACTCGCCAGCGAGCGGGCGTTGAGCCGATTCGTGCTGCTGCTCAACTTAACGACAATCGAATATGCGTCCCCTCGCTGAATCCCCGTAAGCGGAGTCGCCAGCGTGTATGTGTTCGTGCCGGTCGCCAGCGGAGAGAAGTCCTCCGATTCGGCAACCATGTCCCAAGTAACTCCATTCGACCGCCAGAAACGAATCTTCAACTCCGTGATGACAACGACCGTCGAGTTGATGTGGATGCGAACCGCTCGCACCGTGCAGTTCTCAATCACCCGACACAGGTTCTCGTCCATCCAGTATTCATGGCGCGTAGTGTCAGGTGGATGGCTCCCGCCACCTGAGTTAATGGCCAATCCATACGGGCCATACGCCACCAAGTCAGCGGTCAGGGCCGTTTGCTTGGCCCAGCCGAGACCGCCGACCTTCGGTGCTTTGTAAATCTGCCGAATGGACATGACTAACTCTTGAGAGCAATGTCAACGGTTTCCGTGTCGTCGGCGTTCGACAAAATCTTGAAGAACGGCACGCCAAACAGAGCCGCCGGCAATTCGATCATGCAATCCGTGCTGCTTCCGGGGCCGGTCGCTGCCACCGCCACTCCACCGCTGGAGTAAATCGGCAGGAACGTGCCGTCTGACGTGTCACACCCGTAAAACGTAAACGTCGTGCTGGCAATCGCCGACGCTGGCGGACAGATGATGTGCCCGCCAGCGAAGTTGCGAAAATCAACCGCCGTGGCGTTGGCGATGTCGCCAGCGGTGGTTTCAAGCACAACGCCCTTAACGATTGTGCTGAACCGCTGCGCCCGCATTTGTGGACGACCGTATTCTCCCATGTCTCTATTCCTTAATCAGATGTTTCTTCCAATGGGGCGTGTGCTTATCAAGCACTTCCATGCGAAGTTTCTTGATCTTCTTCTTGTTCTCGGCAAGCGACGGGTCTTTGGCGATACGCTCTGCCATCAACCCGCCTATCGCCTGCTCCGACAACGGCACCGACTCAGGCGGCGGAACCGCATGGGCCGTGTTCTCAACGCGGCCGTCCAACTCCAAGTTCAAGTTGCGCCGTTTGGCCTCGGCGATGATCTCGCTCTTGCTCGTCACCCACTTGCCGATGCTGCTATACACGGCACCAGGAGACCATCCAGGCTTCTGCTTCTTGAGCATCTCGCCAAGGACCGGGTTGTGCGCGTGCTGTTTGCCGTTGCACCCAAAGCGGTTGAGGTACTGCTTGTCCGTGCCATGCAGCGCCGCACATTGACCGGTCTCGCCCATCTCCTTGAATTTCTTGCGCGACGCGGAGGCGTTGGCCACGTTCTCTGCGGCAAGTTCCTCAATGGACATAGTGCGGCCGTTTTTGCGCATCGTCCAACCGAACGGCTCGGCGTAGCCGCTCTCACGCAACCGCTTAATCTCTTTGTCAATTGCCTTCATTGGATTTCTTCTTCGGTGCGGCCTTGGCCTTTGCTTTGGCGACGGCAACCTGCGTATCGCCCATCTTCTTCGCCTGATCGAGCTTCGCGTCCGCCATCTTCTCGTCGGTGGCAATCTGCTGCTCGGCACGCTGGGCCTCGATGCTCTGTTGGCTTTCGGCCTTAACCTGCTCGATGCGAATGGCCTGCATCGCCTTGGTGCGTTCGATCTCTAATTCCAATCGCGCCTTTTCGCGCATGATCGCCAATTGGGTTCTTTGCTTCTCAACCTCCATCGCCAACTTCATCCGCTCACGTTCGGCTTCGGCGGCCATCTGCTGCTTCTTGGATTCCATATCAAAGACGGACTTTTGCATGTCCATCTGGTGCTTCTCTTGCTGCTGCTGACTCTCCATCTGCATCTTCTGCATTTCCGCTTCAACCTTCGGGTCAGGTTGCGGCGGCGGCGGTTGCACCAAGTACCGCTCCGGGTCCTCGATGTCGTTCGCTACGCACAAGTCGTAAACCAATGCGTTCCACGGCCCGAACAACCCTTGGGTGGCGAACGTCTGTAGCGCTGGGCCAAGTACCTGCATCATCTGGTTCGTCAGGTCCGCCTTGGCCTGCTTATCCAATCGTCGTGTGCTGCCGGCGACGATCTCAAAGTCGTACTCACGACATACGCGGTCCAGCGGTTGCGTCTTAACCTGCTGGTCCCAAACCATCGTCCCTTCGGGTCCGACGATTTCCGACACGTCGTCGCCAGTTACCACCGTCCAATTGGCAATCGCCAAACTGCGGACCATCTGGCCAAGCGCCCACTCGACGGCGTTCCCCATGTCGGAGATTCGGCCGCGAGCGTTGTTGTTCTTGTTGTTGCTCTCCGTCGCGCTGCGGTCCTGCGTCCGACCGCCCATGCCATACAACACTTCCGGCAAGCCAAGGCGCTTATCGACCTCAGCCATCATCGCTTGCATCATGTTCCACAAGTCCTGGTGGAACTCCGGTTGCTGCAAGTACGTGATGAGTTGCCGAATGTCCTTGACGCCGTAAGCGTCATCAAGGAACAGAATCTTGTTGTCCCCAGGCTTCTCTAGTTGTTCCTCAACCTTCTCACGCGCAACCGACAACACTCCGACCAACGTACCGCAACTCGTTCGGACCTTGTTGGCCATGAACGAGAAACACCACGTAAGCCACTGGATTTCACCAAGCGCCGGCTTGAAGTGGCTCATTGGCCACACCTGACCGGGAACCGGATGGAACATCACCGGCACGCACGGCCAGCGATTGTCGGCACAGAACTTGATCGGCCACTTCGTTGCGTCGGCAATCACTTCCGGCGGCGCATCAAGCATGTCCGGCCGCCAGTTCAGCGGGTGCGGAATCTTGTCGCAAATCGCCATGTAGCAATACTTGCCAAGCACGTCCTCCGAAAACGCCTTGTACTCCTTAACGTCGTCGTCACTGCCCTTGAGAAAACTGCCAACGCCGCACTTGGTGTAAACCTCGTGGAACGTAATCAAGTCTGCGGTGACGCCACGCTTCTCAAAGTCGCCCGACTCGGCTTCCTTGGCCGATTGCTGAACAATCGTCTCCAGGTTGCAATACTTCTTGAGCGACCCTCGCGGGTAGCCGAACATGTCTTCGACTTCCCAGTACGGCAAATCCCGGCGACGTGCGATCCATTGCAAGTCTTCCCAGCACTCGGCGTCTGGGTCCAGCAAGAGGTTCTGGATCGAATCGTAGAACACCCCGCACAACTTCCGGTCGGTGTCGGGGAATTGATACGCCTCTACCCAGCCGACTCCCATGCCGCAGATAAGCGCCTCGTCGATGATGCGCCGCATGTGCGACTGCATGTCCAACTCGCGCATCTCGTAATCGAGAATGTCTCGATACAACGCCGCGTGAGTCCGGCGAATCTCCTTGTTCGCGTCCCGCTGCCGCTGGCTCTGCTCGTAGGCAAGCGCCATTGGATGCGGTTGCGGCATACTGCCGTCAGGAAGCGGTTGCGGCGGCGCAAGAACCTCCGGTGGAATCCCCAAGGCAATCGGCGATACCTCGGTCCACTTCTTCGGGTTGACGGCGACCTTGGGATTGTTGCTGTAAAGCACCGGCCCCATGATCTCAACGCCCTCCGCGACTTTCATCACCTTCATTTGAAAGTCGGGAGGGGCAATCTTGGAATCGGCCGACAAGAACCCGCGCTTGCCGGTCGAATAGTCCGTCTTCCAGAAGTCGTCCTTGCACCCGTTGAAGAACAACATGATGTCGTCGGCGTCGTCCTGAAATTGCTCCTTCTTCCAGCGGTACGACTTGCGCAGCAGCGATACCCACGTCTGCGTGAGACGCTTCACCGGCACCGACACATTGGGTTCTTCGTGGTCAAGGAGCATCAGGCGCTTCCTTCATCATCCTGAGCGTCGAGTTCTTCATCTTCATCAACTTCTTCGTCGTCGTCCGGTTCGTCCTGCGGGTCGGTGAACTGGAGCGACTGCTCGGCCTTGGCAGGCTTGGATCGAGCAAGCGCCGCTTCCAAATCCTCCAGCCGACGCTCCAGGTTCTTGATGGTCTCGTTGACGCGATTGCGCCACTTCTCGCCCTCGACTTCTTCGGGAATGAAATCCCACAAGCCGCTGTCGGGGTCGCTGATGTCGTACTTCTTCGCCTTCACATCGGGATGATCCTTGTGAAAGCAAATCTTCGGGTTGACGCCGCCGAGCGTGTCGTGGCATTCGATCTTTTCGGCGTACACCTTTTTCACAATGGCAAGGTGCGGTTCCTTCAAGTTGCCGGAGGGATACCAATTGACGCGGCTTCCCGGCACGGGACGCGGCATCGCGTATCGCGGCTCCTCCTGCGCCTGAACCTGATCCTTCTTGGCACCAACAGGGCCATAAGGACGACGTTGAACTGCCGGCATCGGTATCTCTCCTTTATGAACGCGGTCGCGGACCAAGGACTACACCGTCCTGTCGCCGAAACCTCTCTCTCAACCATTGGGCGTAACGAAGGTCCGCCCAATTCTTTCTGGCTCGCAAAGGCCGCCACTTCGGGTCGGCCCCGCACAAATATCGCAAACAGTCAAACGCCGCGTCGTTCTGGCCACTGGCCGGTACGTCCAGCCATTGCGTTGACTTGTACTTTCCCTTTCGCTTGTCACGCTTGAGCGACCTAAGTTCCGCTTGCGCGTTCGGGCAGGTTTCTTCAAGGAACATCAATCGCGGCATCCCGTTCTCCGTCCGGCGCAATGCGGTACGCACCAACTCCGTGCCGGAACGAACATCGTCAAAGCCCACCCAAAAACCAGTCCCAGTTGCTTCTGACGAGACGCGATGCTTGCGCATTTCCTCGCTGTACTGGTCGCGGATGCGCTGGCCGGTCGCCATGTGCTTCGACGCCTGGTTGTCGTCGATGATGAAAGCGTGCATGAACGTGTTGCCGATCTTGCTGGCAATCGTCTTTACGTGATCCTCGATGGACTGATTGCTGGCGTACATCTCGTCGTAGATGAGCCATACGTGCTTGTGCTTGATGAACTCCGGTGGCGGACACGCCAGGAAAATCGCTGCGGCTAGTTCGTACCCAGGGTCCAGCGCCATATACCGGCACCAGTTCGCCGGAATCTGGCCGTTCGGCAACCACTCGCGGCGAAACCAATGGTCGTATGCCGTGAACTCAGGGAACAATCTGATCTTCTTGACCGCCGCTTCGCCGTAGATGCGAACGCGAACGTCATCCTCCGTCAGCAATTCACGCTTCTTGACCTCGATTTCCTCCGGGTCGATAAACGGGTTGTCGTACATCGACCAACGCGACTTCCATACATGCGGGTTCGGTAGATGGGCCTCTTTGTCGGCCCGCTCATCCAGCGCCGAAAGCGCGTCGCTGCCGTCCTGCTGTGCGGCGTCCCAAAACAAGAACCCCTTGCGGTCGGTAAGCCGCATGATGGTCTCGTTGTACCACTCAGGGTTCGTCAATTCCTCGGAGAAGTAAGCGCCGTCGATATTAACACCGCGTTGCGGTTCGCCTTCGCCCGTGAAGAACGACAACTCCCATATCTGGTCCAAGTGATTCTTGACGACGATCTTCTGCGGTTGCTCCAAAGCCTTGTTGCGGTACGAACATCGCGTGAAGTCAATGAACCGTCGCGGGATGAGCGGCGGGGCCTGCTCGATCTGTTCAGTTGGTCGGTTCTTGTCAATCACCGGATGGAACGAACGGTACTCACCTGTCTCAAAGTCACGAATGACCTTGAATTCGCCACGCTTGAACAACTTCTTGAAGAACACCTCGCCGATGGCCGTAGCGTCCTTGGCAACGAAGTACAATCGCCCTTCGTACCCACGCGGGAACTTGCGCGTTGGGTGAATGCCCAGCACGATCATTGCGGCATGGATGGCGAGCAACGAGCTTTTTCCGCTCCGGTTCGCGCCGAGCGTCAGGATAATCCGCGATATACACTCGATTACCTGCCGCTGCTTGGGCGTCAGCGTGAGTACCTTGAGCGTTTCGACGCGGCGGCGCTGGCGCTCGGCGAGAATCTTCTGCAATCGCTGCGGGTCCGCCGTGGCGACGACGCGAACGCTGTCCGATTGCTTGCGCTTCGGTTGCGGTCTCAGGTCTTTGTACCAACGATTCGGCATGACCTACTCGCCTTCAACTAACTCGTCGTTGCCAACATCCGGGTCAATCTCGCTATCGCCGGGAAACTCACCAGCCAACCGCTCTTGTCGCTTGTCAATCTCGTAGTCAAGCGCCGCTTCAAGTTCGTCGTCCGACATTTGCTCAACGTCTTCCGCCCCGCCCGATAGGCTATTGGCAGTCATCATTCGAGCGAACATCTCGACATACTGCCGCCGCGTAGCACTACCAGGGTCGGCGGCGTCCATCTCGTTCTTGCAATACTTGAAGAAACCATCCAATCCGCTGTCTACCTGCGGGTCGTTGAATACCTGTAGGGACTGAACGACCAAAGCCGATAGGTTTGGGGCTTGTTCATCTATCCGCCGCAAGTCCTTGACGATGACCTTGGCGGCTTGCTTCTGCGCGTGAAACTTCTTCCATTTGCCGGGACGCTGCTTGCCGGTGACGCCTTTGTTTTCTTCAAGGCATACACTGCATACACTGTGCTCTCTGCCGTGCGGCGTCTCGAAAAACCCTGCCGCTACGCGCCGCTCGCCTTTGTGCCAAGGCCAGACGCATGTTCCGGTTGCGTCGTTAGTTTCTTCTGCGCGCACAAAAACCGCCGAGCGGAAACTTGGGTTGTCGCCGCCCGGCGGCCCCGATGTCCCGCATGACACTACAGCGGGATTTCAAAGGAAGTCAGCGCGGCAATAAATCAATCAATCAATGAGCCGTGTTGTCTTGGTTCACCTGCTAATACAGCGATGCAATCGGTCCAACTGCTGTCGTGAACGTCGTCGGGACCGTGACTGTGGCGTAAGTCGATTCCGTTTCGTATGTGTTGCCGGTGTCGGTTCCGGCCCCAAACGCGCCGAGAACATGCCCTCGCAAGTCGTGCGTCGTGTCGTCATAAATCGCCCCGACGTAATACGTTGCCGGCCCCTTAACCGCCAGCGGCGCGGTAAGGTTGATCGACTGGTATGCGGTCGTGCCGCTCATGGCGGTTGACGCGCTAATCCCTAGTCGATTTCCGGACGAATCGAACAACATGACCTTGCCGTTGCCAGCGACGGCCGTGCCGTTGAAGATCGCAATGCCAGTGACCGTGCAGTTGCACGGCACGAATACCTCGGCCAAGTAAACCGCTCCGGCCGTGTTAGATGCCGAGTTCGTGCCTTCGGTCGTCACCTGAGCCGGAACGCCGCCAGTGTGGCAGTTACGCGGAGATGCGCTGAATCCACCGCCAGCGGCAATGCCTCCCGTTGGTGTCGTGATTCCTGTGATGCCAAGCGTACTGGCAACCTGGACGTTATCACCGCCAACGCCGCCCATGAGCGTGAGCACACGTGCGCCTGTTCGCGTGTCGAATACAATCAAGTCGCCAACGCCGTCGGTGACACTCATGGCGTCAGCGAGGTTAGCCGTGACGATAATCTGACTTTGACCTGTCGTCCCGATGAACGTGAGGTCGGAGCCACCGGCCAGCGCCACGTCGCCGCCGAAAAACGCCGAGTAATTGGCCGTGGCACCGCTCGCTGCTGCCGGCACATACAGACCTGCCGCGACCGACACGCTTCCGCTATCTACCGTTACTGTTGGCGACGTGATTCTTAATGCTGACACGAACAAGGCGGTCCCGGTTGACGTGGTGACATTGAAACTGCCGCCAAAATGCGTCAGATGCACGTCCGTTACTGATGCAATCGCGCTTCCGTTCACGCGGATGCCAGTGTGACCGCTCGCTGGAACTTCGACAAGAATTTGGTACGCAGAATCCAGCGCTGTGCCAAACGCCGCGTAATCGGCTTCGAGCGTCGTTGTGTCAACAGTCGTGAACGACGCGCTGCCGTCCCCGCCAGCGTCGCTTACCGTGGAGATCAACTCTTGCGCATTGGCCTTGCCGTGGATGCGAGACAGCGAATGACGCAGTTCCGTCGATGGGAATGTCATGTTATCCTCGCGCGGCCTTGAGCCGGGTTTTACGCTTTACCTTGACGTGACCGTTGGTGGGCGGTTGCTTCTGCTTGACGACGTGCGACCAAATGCTGCTGCCGGCAATCGGACGAACGAAGTCGTCGCCAAAGACTTCCTCGACGGCCTTGCGAACGCCGGGGAACATTACATTGCCAGAGGAATCCAGTATGTCGAAGTCGTGGCCGCAGATGATTCCGCCGGGACGAACAAGCGGCAACCACGCACGAATGTCTGCAAGAACCGATTCGTAGGAGTGGTCGGCGTCGATATACACCATGTCGAGTTTTCCAGCATGGCCGTTGCGGTTGAATAACTCCGCGACCAACGCAGAAGTTCCGCGAAGCGGGACAATCAACTGGTCTTTGATTTCTGCTTGGCAGTTCTCATTAAACGCCGCAAACACGTCGAACTTCATGCAATTGACCGATGCACGATCGAATGACATGCCAACCCACACGTCAACGCAAATCACCTTGACCCTGCCGAACGCGGCGTGAACCATCGCCTTGGCGCGATTGCCAAGAAACGACCCAACCTCAACAATCGTTGGAAAGCCGTTTTCTGTCTCGACAATCTTCTTCACCATATCGACAAGCACGGCCTCGTCCCGTGGCGTCGCGTAGTCCGAGTCGCCGACTGATTCACGAACCCTTGCTAACTCGGATGGCCCGTGCTGCGCCGTGTCTGGGCGATGCGGCGATATCGGCGAGAACCCGTCGCCGACGTTGATGACCCGTTCGTCCGGCTTGATGTTGTCGCGCACCGCCTTGGCTAGTTTGGAGTTGACCTGATCGAACGTCAGCGGACGCGGCTTACGCACAACCTCCTGCTTGACGTGCCCGGCCCATGCGTCCCAATTGCAGAAAATCGGGTTGTAGCCGAGCTTCTCTTGGATGCACATTCCAATATCGCGCGTTGCCGTAACGTCTTCGGTGGCAACCTTCTCTGTCTGCGGCCCAGGCTCAATAGCTCCGCAATGCTCGCACTTCGCGCCCTCGCCTCGATACTGATAGTAGAAGTACGGATGGGTAACGTGATCGAAGCAACGAACGTCGAACAGGATTAGCCCAGTCGGCAACGCCGCGACCGGCTGAATCCCAGCCTGCTTAGCGGCTTCCTCGCGCGTGTACGGTGACAACTTAATGCCGCCGTCAATCTCGTCGTTTCGGAAGTTCTCCCACTGGAACACGTAGACGTTCTGATGCGGAGACGGCCCGCAGTATGGAGCGCCGACAACGCACGGTCCCCTGTGGTAATTCTTGTAGATGAAGTCGAAAGACGTGTCCCAGAACGGCTTGGCCGTGCTGTCAGAATTCAACTCAACGTCAGGCACCTGATCGGAGTCGATCATCAGAATCAGGTCGCACTTCTCGGCGCGGGCAATTTCCACGAACCGATTGCGAACCATCGTGATCGGGCAGTCCGAAATCATCGCCTGCCGAACGTCAGGGTCGATGCGCGGATCGCTCTTGATCTTGCCCATCGTTTCGATGAGCCAATTGCCAATCGGCGGCACTTCATTGCTGATACCGCCGTTGCCGCCATAAGGCGCACGACAAATGAGTAACTTGAGTTTTGCGGGCGTCACTGAGCGTTCCTTGTATCGGGGGATGGGGAACGAAAAAGGCGGTTGCGCGGACGCCAATCGCACGCAACCGCCAAAAGATTTGTCAGTACTTGAACGACCCCACGTCGCAAAGGATGTCCTGGCGGTAGCCCTGGCTCGTGCAAGCCGACAAGGCCATGCCGATGATCCGGTCCATGACGCCAAGGATCGACGTGGTTCCGCCAAGCGTGCTGGCGTTGTCGATGACTGCGGCACGGCCCACCAAGGTCGAACCGTTGGTGATAACCGCCGTAGTCTGCGTCAAAGCCACCAACGCCGAGCCAATCGCAAACGCCGTGAACTCGGCGTTCGGCGTGTAGACCGTCGCCGGTCCATCAATGACCAGCCAGAAAATGTCGTTCTCGGCAACGCCGGTCGTAGGCAAGTACTCGTCGATGGGATAGCACTTCGCCGAATTGACAACCAGCGTCGAGCCGAATCGAGCCATCTGGTTGGATCGGCAAAGGCCATTCGTGCCGCCGAGGTTCGTGGCACCAGTGACGTTCGTTGCGCGATGCGCGTCCAAGACGGCAAGATGCTTCGGCAACGCAGCGTTGTTTCCGTTGCCAGCCGAGTTGTCAGAGTCGCCAGTCCATCGCACCGCCAGGCAGGTGACCCTGCGGTTGCTGCGTCGCGCGCCAGTCGTCGGATGCACGTCGTCGAAGGTCCAGATTTGACCCTCGACGGTCGTGCCCATGCTCGTGGTGAGCGACGTATCGCTGTACGGCTTGTTGAACAGCGTTTGGCCTCGCGGAAACGGAGGCGTTCCAAAATGACTCATGGTTATCTCCGAAACAAAAAGTGCGTGACCAAACGGATCAGGATTTCGCGGAGTACGCCGACCACTTCACGAAGTTACGCGGCGACGCGAACTTGAGTTGCAACAGCGCCTCCAGGCAGTACGCATAAGCCTGCGTTTCCTTGTCGTACTCGCCATTGGCCGGCATCGGCTCCGAGATACCGCCGAACCGCGACAGAATCTCGATGTTCTTCGTCGAGAACCCATACGCCGAAAGCGACGTAACGTCTGCGGCTGCGGCGCGGTTGACGGTCGTGGTTGGGATTCCGTACTCGTGGGAAATCTCCACGCCGTCGAAATCAAACACGTCCTTGAAACCAAATGCCCGCAGGCCGGTCTCGCTGGTAATGTTCACCCGCTCCGACGAGGCGAGCATCTGGTTCTTGAACTGCAAGTACAACGTCCGGTCCATCAAGACCAGATTCAATTGGTTCTTGGCGGCATTGCGGCCGGCGTGGGTCAAGCCAAACCGAACCACATCGGGGGCGTTGTCCTGCCAGCCGGTCGCCGAGGTGATCGAACCGAAGAACGTCGAGTTCGTGTTGAGGACAAGCGGTGCCCAGAAATCGAACTGAGGAGAGCACACGCCTTGCGGCCATCCGCCACTTTCTTGCGCACCACCGTAGTAGCCGAGCGAGGTTTGCAGGCCGGCATACACATCGTCCGGCACCATGATCGGGTTTTCGTAGGAGTTGTTCTCTACCGTGTTCGACGGGACAGTGCTGGCCGTACCCCAATCGAAGGCTTGATCGACGTTTGCGGTCGTTCGCACGTCCATAAACGATTCGATGCCGTACACCTTGAAGCTGGTGTCGTCGCCCGATTCGTAGAACCGTAGAGCCAGATGCTCCATGAACGACTCTTCAAGCCGAGCAACCATCGTGTCGGCAACGCGAATCACTGCCTCGCGGCCGCGATTGGCGACCAACTCGCCACGCGAGATCGCGTCCTGCACGTCGAACCCGCCGAATTGCAAGTTGGCAACCCGATAGAGGTTCTGCGCCGCGAACTCGCGCCGGTTCGTGCCGTCGTTCGGATGAATCGAGTGAATCCGGTCCTGCACGTTCCATTCGATGCCGGCACCAGAAACATTCGACACAACACCGCCGTCGCGTTCGACGAGGGCGGTCAACTTGCGGGACCGCAACATGGCAGGCTCCCGCATCCGCAGGTTCTTGCGAAGCGTGGTCGCAATCGACCGCGCGGTATCCGTGGTCGAAGAACTCTGATAGGTGGCGTCTGTCTGGTTGGCCATGTCTTTGGTCCTTTAACGGTAGCGCCGCCTAACTGAGCGGCTGCATGAAAACGTCTTCGCTCAATCCCCTCTGGTCCATGTCCTGGCGAAGCAGGTCCGAAAACCTTCCAGTCTGAGCCGGACGCTTGTTGTTCTCCGGTTGAGAGAACGACCCGCGCCGGTTCGGCGTCTTAACGCCACGCTTCTCTTGGTCGTGAACTTCCTTGGCGTTCGCGTTGGCCTGCGCCGCCAATTCGCGTTGCAAGGAAACCTCTCCAAGCATCGCCATGTGCGCCTGTCGCACGCAGTCCGCTTTCGTCAGCCGACCGCCATGTTCGATCCCGCCGCGCTGATACAAGTCCGCCGCGTTGGCGAACAACCGCTTGGCAAGGTCGGTCAAGATCGGGTCGTCGTTCAAGTGCGACCGGACAATCTCGCCGGTCGTCGGATTGTGTTCGTACATCCATTTGACGTTCGGGCCGGTCTCGGCGGTGAACTTGTCGAAGAACTGCCGCTCGTCGTAATCGCGGGCAAACTGGTTCAGCGATTCGCGGGCAATCGACTTCGCCTCGTGCTGAACTAACTTGGCCAGCGTTCCACGCGGGTCTTCAAAGAAGTCCTCTTGCCACTTCTTCTTGTAGGCGTGGTGCTCTTGGTAAGCCTTCTTCACCGCTGGGTCGGCGTCGGCTCGCCATTCGATTTCGATGATCGGCTTGCCGTAGGCGTCCCGTAACGGGTTCCCTTCGGCGTCAAGTGCCACTCGTCGCTCAATGTTCGCTTCAAGCAACGCTTGGTTAAATTCGGGCGGCTTGTACCAATCGGCGAGCGGGTCAGTCTCCGGTTCCGGCTGTCTGGTAGCCTCTTCCCTCTCGCGCTGCTGGTACTTGATCCACGAGGGCGTGTTGACAATCTCGCGCTGCCATGCGGCTTGCGCTTCCGACAACCGCTGGGCAACCCGCTCCTCCTCCGACTTCACGCGGTCGCGCAATCGCTCGGCGACCGTAAAGGCGTCCGCGTTGGCGAACTCCTTCTCGTCGAAGCCAATGTCTTTCAGCCCAAGCCGCTCGTAGGCGGACGGCTGACTGTCCAGTTCCGGTTGGATTTCAGCCGGTTCCGGCGCTGGCTCCTGCGTTTGCGGTTCGTCCTTGGGTTCTTCTTCAAATAGTCCGGCTTCTTCTTTGGCCATAAGTTCAACTCGCATCGGGGGTTGAGTTGTTCCGACACTTGAATTGAAAACATCTTGAGCCAGTAAAAGAAAGAAGGTAGGATGCTTGCCGTGCGGCGGCGTCTCAAACGAATCAAACGAACGGGTGGGCGATGATTGGAAGGATCGTTGTCAAGGACATCATCCGAGAGACGGACGTGTTGCCTGGAGGGGACGTGCGGCTTGGCACGGCGGCCAGAAGGCTGTCGGTCAGCGCCCATGCGATGCACATGTGGCATCACCGTGGGATAAGCGTGGGCCGTGGCCTAAAGAACAAGCGGTTCTTTTTGCAGGCCAATTACTGCGGGAGAGAGTTGCGAACCCGCGTCGAATGGGTCCAAGAGTTCTTGGACGGCATCGCCAATTACCGGAGGCAGTTGCGGCTTGATCGCCGATATTGATGGTTCCTCACTACGAAAGGAGACTTACCCGATGAGTTTCTTGGAAATCTTGGACAGCCAGATCAAACGAGCGGAGCGTGATTTCGACAGCGCTAGCGGTGTTCTGCTAGGACTGCGGCAGGCACGGGCTGCGATTCGAATGGAACTTGATTCCGCGATGGAAAAGGCGGCGGCAAACCCGGAGTCAGTTGGGAAGTGGACCGTTTCCGCTGGGTACGAGAAATCTCCAGTCAAGGATGCCCCGTTCGTGGCGAACATCGTTCAGCCGAACGGCAAGCCGCGCGCGCCGAAGAAGCGGCGCAAGCACACCAAGCGCGGCGTCATCGAGGCGGCCGTGCTCAAGGTGGTCGGAGATGTACCAATGAACGCTTCCGACATTGCCCGGATCGTCGCCAAGGAAACCGGCTGCAACGCCAACTCGGCGGCCAACTTGGCTCGGCGGTTGTGCAAGGAAGGAAAGTTGGTCCAGCACGCGGACGCGACCATCTCCAAGAAGAAGTAGCTTACGCCTGCCCTGGCGGCGCTGCCTCATACGGCGCAAAGGGCCGCTAAGTCGTGAGTGGCGTGCCAATCGTAGTCATAGCCAGGCACCCCGGAGCCTGGGGCGAACCACGAACCGGGAATCTACAACCATCAAGGATTCCGGTGAGCGACTACTACGAAATGATTATCGCCCGTGGCGGCGGCATGATTACATGCGGCCAGCACCTTGGCGTCATGGTTGCGCCTGGAAAGGACTTGTTTGGCGAGTTCATTAAGCCGGACAGATTTGTTGACTACGAAGGATGCCTTGAACTGGCTCGCGCTAACGGGTTTACGGAAAAGAAGTGCGCGTGTCCGCCGGGGTGGTGTTTCGTTCCTCTGGAGATTGCGACGGTTGATTTAATCGCCCAGGCCGTCGAGCACGTCAAGCGTGGTCGGGACAAATGGCCGATGAAGCCAACCCAAGGGAAAAAGAGCGAGGACCAGCTTCTCGCCGAAGTGTTTGATTCGCAGGACTACATTGAGGGAGGTTAGCGGTGTATCCGTATAAACATAAGGTTTCAATCAACACGCTGGACGTGGCCAATGCCGCCACGGATGTCGGTGTTGTGGCGGCTTTGAGAAACGAATTGATTCGCATGTTCGGGTATACATCCGCAGAAACAATCGAAGTTTTTCCGCCGCATTACGACGACGAACCATACGGCCCCTACTGCTGGAAGTTCGACTTGACCATCAGCAAAAACGAAGTCGGGAAGATTGGATGTGGATGGACGAAAATCATCTTTCGTTTTTCGTGGAGCGATATAGCGGCCATGCTGAATTCCGATCAAACAAAGAACCTTGGGATTCCAAGTGGAGTTCCGATGTCAGCACAACAATCATAGGAGGTTAGCGTGTTTTACAAGTTTGTGGACGAGGATGAAGCTGTCGTATACATTGACAGCGAAAAGGTTTGCGCTGTTGATGGCGGGCTTGAGTACATCGGCTCGTGCACTATTTATCCTGGCGGAATTATGCTTTCCTGCACCGCCGAGGAGTTCTTCCGACGCACTGGGTTGTACACGAAGCTGGAGGCGGGAGAGACAGCGAAGCGGGCAGAGTCAAAGCCCGACAGCCACGCCAAGAGGCTGTATAGATTCTCGGTCACGGCGCTGTTAGGTGAACCGATTACGGAGTTCGATTTCAATAATGCACTCTACAAATCCGGCTTCGATAAGTGGATCATCGACAACAGTGACGACAGATGCCGGCCGGTGTTTCGGTTGGCTCGCATTGCCGAAAGCCTTGATGACGCCGTGGAATCGGCAGGACGCGACCTGCGCCAGTGGTTTTCGTCAATCACGGACGTTCGGCTGTCAGGACGGTTTTGCTCCTCCGAAGAAGTCGAGAGCCTCGTCCAAGGCGCAGATGTCCAGTCCGAAAGCCACGCCAAGAAGTTGTGCGACGGCTTGCGGTGGCTGGTGAAGTACGCCGAGGGCCTTGGCCAGCCATGCCCAGTGCCGCTTCACCACCTCGTTGGCTCGTTGCAGAACGGCAGGTATTCTGCTGCCTACGACGCGGTGGACGAACTGGAACGGATGCTGCCGAAGTAGACGGGTCGCAAATTGCGACCGACGATTACCATCCGATGGGGAGATAGCAATGGCTTACACGACATGGCGGAAGTCCATCCAGTATGAAATGGCCGAGCATGGCGACTCGTGGGAGAACGTCGTTTCATGCACGATGGACGACGCTGGGCTGGATGGCAAGTTCTGGGATGGCTACGGCATTGCCGATCAACCGTCGTTTACCGTGTGGACGGTGGACCGGGTTTACTTCCCGGTCTGCTATGACGGAGCGCAATGGGCCGGCTCGGTGGCGAGGAACCCTGACGGCAAACCAACGAAAGCCCAAGGAGGCGGTTGATGCGCTGCTTCACGTTTACGCTGGCCGCCGTGGCCAAGAAGCCGATCGACGTGGATGCGATCTCCAGAATCACCACGTTATTCGATCGCGTCACGCTGTCGCGGGCAGGCATTGATCTAACGGTCGCCTTTGAAGACTACGAGGCCGAATCGTTTAGCGAGGCCTACGAGAAGACGGCCGGCGTGCTCAAGTCGCTGCTCGGCAACGACGAGCCAATTCCCATCGTCGGGCAGGTCCGGTCTGTCAAAATCCCGCCAACGACCGAAGCCGCCTCGCACTTCGCACAACGTCTGGCGGACGCGGCACGCGAAGATATCGGGGCTGGAGAGCGAGTCGAAATCTACGGCCCTTCCCTCTACAGCAACAACCCGTCAATCGTCCTCGAAAACCAAACCGTTCACATGCCAAAAGCCACCCAAACCGACCCGTCCGACCAGAAACCGCCTGAATCCACTTTTGACCACGCTAAATAGCTATCTTACCCCCCAAAAGGATGTCGTTTTACCGGGAAAACACCCGCTTTCACCCATGATCGGCCCTTCCAATCTGACCAAAATCGGCCGATCCGACCCCAAAACGACCCTTCTAAACCGCCGTTCTACCGGCATTGCTTCTAAGGCCCCTAGCGTGCCCGCTGTTGCGTCCTAGCTTTGGACGACCAGAATCACATACGGCCAACCCAAACGCATGAGCGGGCCACGTAGAGCGTCACCCATGTATTTCCCGAAGGAAACGCATGGACCCTTGAGGAGAAAATGGCGGGGTGCCACCGTAGAGAAGTTCGTCTAGTTCGGGCGCCAACGCTGTGCGGACGCTGCCTCGCTACACGAAATGTAGCGGCTAGTAGGAAAGACGTGTCTCCTCAAGAGGAAACTCTTTCGCCCTCCCAGGAAAGAATCCACCCCATTTCAGCCCCGTCAGGAAAGACCAACCGCCCCCAATGAAAGACGGCCTATGAAATCAAAGCGCCGACGAGGTTTAAAAGTGCTTAATGTTGCTTAATTTCCTTCCGAGCGACAGCCGCTACGGCCCAGCACAGAGCAACTACACCAACCAGAGCAACCCAAAGTCGGACAAGTCCGACTTCTCGCTCCCGCGCGCTCCCGCGCCTCAGCCATTGACCACGCCACACCGCATACACAGCCGCCCACATCTCCAAGAATCGACCTACCGCCCAATACCCAAAACCAAAGACCACCAAGGAGAAGAGAGAACTCCAGGCAACCAGTTGCCAACCACCCCAAACCTCAAACAAAAAACACCGCGCGCAAACTACCCAAATTAACATGCGTTTTTCCGACGTATCGGCCAGAGGGGGACATGACAAAATGAATCACCGGCCCGTGGGGCCTGGCCGGGCGGGTGTCGGCGTCTCGTCCGTTCGTCGGCTGCTGCCCCGTCCGCGCTGGCCGGCGGCGCGGCGACTCCTACCGGGAGTCGAACTACCTGCGTTTCCTTCGAGAAAAACGCAGGTTTGCGGCCGATGCGGCGCAGAATCCGGCGCACGGCGGCGGGAGGATCGGTGGGCGACGCACAGGGGCGAGGATCGACGGGAGCGGGGCTGGGCTGTCGGCGGCTGGCGGGTGAGGATTGGGCCTCCGTCCGGCCCTGAGAGGCGTTGTGGCGGAACCGTGTCCCTTCGCTGCGCTCTGCTTGGCGTTTGGCTGGTCGTCTTCCTTCGCGCCTTTGGCTTGCCTCTTGTCCGTCATTCGGTTATCGTGGTGCGCTGTGTACCCGTTCCTTGGTGTTTGGTCCGTGTGGTGACGTGTGGACCAGGTTCTCTATCTGCCGGTCACGGCGAGTGCGTCGAAGCTGTATTACTCCCATATCGCGGTTCCGGTGCTGATTGTGCCGGACTCGACGCGGCGGCGATGCGGTAGGCTGTTCGTGCGGGTGCGTCCGGTTGGTGGTGGCGGCGATGTCGAGGTGGAGCGTAACCGGCTCTTTGGCAGCGCGGCTGCGGCGATGCAGTCCCGTGTCGGGCGTCGTGTCGAATAGCGCGCTGGTTTACCCATTGGGGTGGCGAATGGCGAATCTTTCACCACCCTGTAACATTTCGGGAGTTTCTACGCTGATAGGAATGGAGAAACGAAGTTCGCCAACGAAGCTTGGAATTCTTTCCGTTTTTCTTGTCAGGATTCGACCGTCGGCGGACGATAATAGGTGTTGATGCGGCGGTTGCCGCCTGTTCCCCGGTTGAACCGGGATCGAAACTCTAGCCCTTGGAGACTATCATGAAAACGCATCGCTACGCTGTTTCTTTCTCGATCGGCGGTCAAGCCTATTCGACCGTATTCCGCTCGCAGGAAGCCGCGCTAGCCGCATTCCGCGAATTGCTCCGCGACGGCGCTACTGGCGTGACGATCACGGCCGTAGCCGTCTGATTCCCCGTTCCCTCTTTACCTTGGAGAATGACAATGGCTACGCTTTCGCACGAACTAGCTTCGCTCTGTTCCGCAATCCGCAATTGCCGCGCGGCAGGTAATGACGAATGGTTGGATCGACATTCCACGAGAATCCGGGAGTTGGCCAGCGACATGCTGCCACACGGATCGGGAATCGACTGCGGGTGCGAGGTGGACATCGACGCATCCGGAGACCGCAAGCTAGTCCCTCCCGGCCCGATCGCGTAAGCCGGCGTCGCAACCGGACGGGCCACTGTTCCAATCCTTACATATGAGGGGATATGACGATGCCTTACGCTTACCATGCTGACATGTACTGCGACGATTGCGGACGCAAAATCGCGGACGATTGCGACGCCGACGGAATCGAGGACGAGGGCGACACGGAGGGATACCCGCAGTTTGACTGCTCGTCCGGCGAAGCGGATTGCCCGCAACATTGCGCTAATTGCGGGGAGTTTTTGGAAAACGAACTAACGGACGACGGGCGAGAATACGTCCTAGAAGCCGTTACGGCAGGCCGTGGCGACCCAGCAGTACTAGCCCAGTGGTCCGACTACTACGGTATCCGCGTCCCCGACGAAGATGAAGACGAGTAGACAGCCGAAACCGGCCTCGCGCCGGTCGCGCGGCATGGCCTACCGCGCCCGATGATGGCAGGCCAACACAACCAAACGGAGGATGCGCACGTGAAGATGACACGCCGCCATCGCCAAGGCCACGGGGGCCGGCAAATGAAGCCGCGCCTTTGGCCGCTAAAGCCGCGCCGAGTCCGAAACCGATTCGGCGATCTGCGCCGCATCTGGCGTAGACTGGACGGCGCGGCCCAGGTGGTAGAATCCACCGGGATCGACGGTATTGCCATGCCACGGCATTACCACGTAGTAAAGCTGCTGGCTAACGGACAGTTGCTAGTCAGCACGCACCGCAAACGCTCGGCGGCCTTGCGAGCGGGGGAACGTGTTCGATAACCACTACTCACGGAGACTAGAGCAATGGCAACCGCAACGGAGTCCGATAAAGCCGAATCGCGACGAATGCTGCGCAAGTGGCTGAAACCCGGCTCGACCGTCTATTGCGTCATGCGACACGTCAGCCAATCCGGGATGCAACGGAGGATCGACCTGTACACGATCCTGTACGCCAAGATGAACGGCAAGCGCCGGCCCTATATGCAGTACCTAAGCGGCTACGCGGCCGACCTGCTGGGCACACGACGAAGCGACAAAGGCGGCATCGTCGTCAACGGATGCGGAATGGATATGGGCTTCCACCTCGTCTACGAATTGTCGATGGCGCTGTTTTGCCCAACGAAGTACGACCACGACGCGGCCTACGCGCTCAATTACCAATGGCTGTAACGACCCCCGATCCGCGCGCCGCTAATCCCGGCGCGCCATCGGCGGCCGTTATCAACACCCTCACGGAGAAACCCTATGCCACCGCAAATACCGTCCTACTCCGACGTGCTGCAAGAACTACAAGATACGAAACGCCGCCTGGATGCGCTCGTTGAAGCGGCAAAAAACGTCGTGCGGCTCATCGACATCGTGAGCCACCCGGAGGACGTGAGCGTTCTGAACGACCTGGCCGACGCCATCCAACAAGCCGAGGGCCGCCATGATTAGACTCGACATCCTCATGTGCAACTGCGCCGGCTGCGGCGCGGAACTGCTCGGCGAATCCATGCTGCCGATGCACGACAAAATCGCGTCAATGGTCGTCGGGGAACGTGTGTACGTCCGTGGCCGCGTCAAAGGCCGCCCGTACTGCGCGGCGTGCCTGGAAGCTAAACTAATCCCGCCCGGCCGCGCCACGCCGGACGAATACAACCCGTGGCAAGAGAACGCGGTACGCGCGATGGAGGATCAATGAGACTTCGCATCCCAGATTGGTTGTACTGGCTGTTCGTGCCGAGGTACGAAGTTATCACCTGCGTACACGGCACCGTCTTGGAAATCTGCGTTGGCGATCGCGTCGTGAAGGCGAAGGCATATCCGAGTCCCAGCGATCTCGTGATACGCCGGCGATTCTATTCGTTTGACCACGCAAGGGAGTGCTACAGGGAGCAGGGATTCATAGCGGACCACATAAGCCAAAGGACCGTCACGCTTATCGACCGCCAACTTGGCGACGAAGGCGTTTTGCGGCAATGGCCTGAATAACCACAAAGGCAATGCGGCGGCGCAGCGTACTGCGCGGTAAATGGCTCCAAGCCACATCGCCGGGGAAGCTCCGGCCCGCATTGTCTTTATTACGTACACTTAGAGACACTTGATACAAGGAACAGACGGATGCTTTTCCTAGACAGACGCGAAGGCGACAAACTTGACCTGACCATCGGCGGCGAAACCGTTACCATATCCGTAGAGTCCGTGCGCTATTCCGTCCGCAAGGTGCGGCTAGGAATCGTAGCGCCGCAATCGGTCCAGGTTTGCCGGCATGAAGCGCTCAACAAAACCCGGAAAGAAAGGAAACCTGTCCGCGATTGACCTGACGGGGGTTCCCCAAATCCCCGACTGGGCGCACGCTATCTTTGGCGCTCACGACGGCCACCATCCTTCTGCCGCAGAAGAAATCATCATCCAAAAACGCATCGCCGCCGCTTGTGCGGAAATCCGCAAAAGACGGCAAGAATTGGGGCTGGATCGACGCTGAAAATCCATTGACCCACGATGGCGTTTCCGCTAGGTTTTGCCGTCATGGACGACGACGGCAACGACTATCTGGACGACCTGCCGGCCTTCGAGAAGTTCTCTGGCGCACGCTTCGCGCCGCTGCCTACGTCCGGCCAAACGCAACGCACGGCCGCGTACAAAAAAACCGACCGCTCCCGTCGTGTGGCTCGGCGGATCGGAAAGTCCAAAGGGACGATAGCTAAGCGCCGGCACAAACGCGCACCCTAGCATCACGGACGGTGGCAAATGACGATTGATGAATTGCTCCCAAGCGGCTGGGTCAAAGGCTTGCACTTCATCACGTCCCCGACGGGGACTATCTACCAGCGCGGCGACTTGGACGAGATTCTCTCCCAGGACGGACCCGCAGGACTACGCAAGGCCCTGCGGCTTAGCCCGTTCAATTACCGCGACGCTCTAGGACGGACCTCAGACACCCGCGAGGACGAATACGTGCGAGACAACCCACCCGCTTACAAAAGGATTGACCGATGACATCAAGCGAACAACTCGACAAGCTCGCCGCTGCCCTGTCCGCCGCCCAAGCGGAGTTGGTCAACCCGTCACGCGACCGAGGCGTGACCGTCGCCACGAAGTCGGGAGGGTCGTACAAATTCGAGTACACGACGCTCGACACGATCCTCGACATGGCGCGGCCGATTCTGGCCAAGCACGGGTTGTCTATCGTGCAATCGACCTCGTTCAACAACGGGGCCGTCATCACCACGACCAGGCTCATGCACTCCAGCGGTCAGTGGATCGAAGATTCCCTTGGCATCACGCCAGACTCAATCAGCCCGCAAGCCATCGGCTCGGCCGCGACCTACGGACGCAGGTACTCAATTGCCGGGTTCCTCAACATCGCCAGCGAATACGACGACGACGGCAACCACGCGAGCGGCAATACCGTCGAGCACGCGACCGACCGGCCGAAACTGCCGCCATGCCCAGAATGCGGCAGCACGAGAGCCGTCATCGTCGGCAAGGAGGAATACGGAGGGGGACTTGTTTGCTTCAAGAAGAAGGGCGGTTGCGGCTACACCTGGAAAGATGGGGAGGATTCCGCGTCCGCTAAGCCAGCGAAACGGCAACCCAAGGAGAAGCCGGCCGACAAGGCAGAAGCAAAATCCGACAAGCCGCCCTACGAGACCGCCCGTGACATGCTCAAGGCCGCCGCTACAATCGCGGACCTGACGCCACTCGTGGCCCGCGTCATCGGCAGCAAGAACCTATCGCAGGAGGAAAAACACACGCTCCTGCGACTGGCAGAAAACCACGTCGTTGGCCTGCCAAATGAGACCGAGGCTGACCGTGTGGCAATCATCAAGATCATCGGAGACGAACTACCGAACTGGTAATCAATCCCGGCAAGGAAAGGACATGCCCACCGTGTTAGCAGACACTCGCCGCCCATCATTCGGAACCCACCCGTTCCTGGAAATCGACGAAGAACTTAGCCTTCTAGTCCCACGCATGGGTAAGGAGGAATTCAAGCAACTTGAAGCCAACATCCTGGCCGACGGCAAAATCCGCGAGCCAATCACCGTCTGGTCAACCATCGTAATCGACGGACACCATCGGTTCACGATCGCGCGCAAGCACGACATGAGCTTTCATATCGAGTTCAAGGACTTCGCGGACAACGACGCAGCGAAGCTCTGGATGCTGCGTAACGCCATTGGCAAACGGAACTTAACGCCAGAGCAAATGGCCATCGTCCGCGCGGAAATGCTGGCCGTGCTCAAGAAGTCCGGCGACTACGGATCAGGCGCAAAGCCGAAGGGAACGCCCGCTCTTGGCATCCAGAAGGTAGACGAGGAATTGAAAAGTGCAAAATTTGCACTTTCGCCACAAGAACGGGCGGTAGACGAATCCCATAGTGGTGGGTTCAAACCCGAACAGCCAGCCGATGCCGCCGACGTGGTGGCCGCCGAGACAAAGACGAGCCGCCGCAAGGTGTTTCAGGACGTGGAGTTTGCTGGCGACGTGAAGAAGCTCGCGCCAGAGGCCGCCCAAGCCGTTACAGAACGCGAGGTAAGGGCGTCCCGCGCCGCAGTCCACGAACTCGCCGAACTGCCGCCAGATGCCCAGGTAGCGGCCGTGGAAGCCGTTAAATCCGGCAAGGCCAAGAACTTGAAGGCCGCGATTGCCAAGCCCAAGGAAGAATCCGCGTTGCTGGACGGTCGCGGCGTCGCCGTTCCCGAAAATCTCCGCCAGGTTGCCACCGACAAGACCTTGGCCAACCACGTCCAAACGCTCATCAAGATGGTCGCGGACATCAAGCGGATCGGCAACGAACTCGGCGGCCGGAACATGCGTAGCGCCGAGATCGTCGAGAACCTCAACCACGCCCGCAACAAGATCGCCAACTCCATCTTCTTCGCCGTCTGCCAGCAATGCAACGGCAACGGTTGCCCCAAGTGCCGCAAGTGCGGCTGGCACACCAAGTGGCAGGTTGAGGAAATGGAGGCCGCGCGTGGAACTTAGGCCGTACCAACTGGACGCCATCGAGGGGCTTCGCGCCGAACTCCGGGCCGGCAAGCGCCGGCTCATCCTCCAAGCATCGACTGGGGCTGGAAAGACCGTCATCGCATCCGAAATGATCCGCTCGGCGGCCGAACGCGGTAAGTCAGTCCTATTCGTCGCCCACGCCCGCGAACTCGTCCGCCAATGCCATCGCAAGTTGGAGGAATTCGGCGTCCGCGCTGGAATCATCATGCGTGGCGAAGTCCCTGACTCATTCGCCGGCGTCCAGGTTTGTTCCAAGGACACACTCCGCTCATGGCTCAAGCGCAAGAAGATCGACCGGCCAAAGTGCGACGTATTATTTTACGACGAGGCCCACCGCTCCCTTGGCCCAACCTTCCTCGCTATCAGCCGCGACCATCCCGACGCCGTGGTAATCGGCCTGACCGCCACGCCGGCACGCGGAGACGGGCGCGGGCTGGGCGAACTCTACGACGGCATGGTACAAGTCTGCCCAATGGCGGAACTCATCAAGCTGGGGTTCCTCGTTCCGTGCCGAGTGTTTGCTCCCTATCGACCGGACCTGAAAGGCTTGCGCGTCACCAAGAGCGACTACGTGCTCAACTCGCTGCAAAAGCGCATGGATCGCAACGACCTCATCGGCGACATCGTGGACCACTGGAAGGAACTGGCGTCCGACCGACAAACCATCGTCTTCGCGTCCGGCGTCCAACATTCCATCCACCTGAAAGACCAGTTCATCGCCGCCGGAGTCCCGGCAGCACACGTAGACGGAAAGACCCCGACCGAAGAACGTGACGACACGTTTCGGATGTTCCTGTCAGGGGACGTGCAAGTGCTTTGTAATTGCGATGTTGCGTCCGAAGGGACCGACCTGCCGATTGCCTCATGCTGCGTGCTCGCCCGCCCGACAAAGAGCATCGTCAAGTACAAACAGATGGTCGGCCGCGTCATGCGTCCTTGGCCCGGAAAGGAAGACGCCTTGATCCTTGACCATTCGGGATGCGTGTTTGCGCACGGGTTCCCCGATGAAGAAGTCCCTTGGTCCCTGGACGGCCGAAAGACCATCCAGCAAGCCATCGCGGACAACAACGCCGCACGACCGAAACGCGAGGCCACCGTCTGCAAGAAGTGCTATTGCGCCTACTTCGGGATGCATTGCCCGAACTGCGGAGAGGCCGCCCCTCGGCGGGGCCGGAACGTCCAAACCGTTGACGGCGAACTGGTGGAAGTCAATCGCGGCAAGGTATACGAGGCCACCTGGGAGGAAAAGCAACGCTTCTGGCGGCGATGCGTGGCAATCGCGGCGAACCGCTTCAAGCCCATCGGCATGGCCGTGGCGATGTTCTCCAAGCAATTCAGCGTCCCGCCCTGGACCGTCCGACCAAGCCTTGACCCGATGCCCCAACACGGCCAATGGAAACAACGCGCCGACGTGCTGTTTCCAAACTACGTGAAGCACGCCATCGACCGCGAGTACGAAAAAATCGGTACTGTCCCGCCATAACCACGCTATAATGTAAAGCGGTTGACGGGAAAGCGTTACGTGCCGAGCAAACCGCGTGGTTTGCCGCGTGACGTGTGGCTACCGGGTGCAAGCGACCTGGACAGTTAGGAAGTGGGACGTGAGTTGTCGGATACCGCGACGTGCAACCAACGATCATGATATCCGCCGGTAGCGTTTGGTTGTTCGACGACTTGATTAACGATTCTGAGCGATGCGACGGCGAAATGTCCAGGGATAATGCAAGTCGTCCTGAACACGTCAACGCGATTCACCTCGAACTTTCTTGTTGAATCGTTCACGGACGGTCTCCACCAGCATCGCTAGGTCAAGCGCAGGCTCAGGCAAATCA